TCTTTTCCTTTACTTTCTTTTTCTTTTTTGTGTGTTCTGCCCTTCCTTTTTTTCCTTTTTTTTTTCCGCTTTCGGCGCCCCCCGAGATCTACCCCTCTCTTTTCGTCGTCAGCGTCAGATGTGTATAAGAGACAGGTTTTCGACGTTACACGCATGATTTTGTCAGCGAAAGAAGAGTTGGCTAATGAAGCGCATCCGATTGATGGCCTGTCTGGTGAATATGCGGAGAAATCCCTTGAAGAATGGGCGGAACAGATTCGCAAAGGAAGCAGCCAGTGAATATCGACACGACCGTAACGATCGATACGCTCCTAAATACCGGTCTGGCACTTCTCGGTTGGCTTTACATCATGTCCCGCACATGGCGATGGCTGGGTTCCATTTTCCTAAAACAGTGGAAAAAACGGCGCAAACAGGAACTACGCCAGAAGGCATTAGAAGCGTTCTATGACGCATTTGAGCTTAGCCGCATTGAACCAGGTACAACAGCCAGGATAGCGACAAAAGGCGACCTGATGATAGTGATGTTCCGACAGGAGAGAGCAGAGAAAGGGGAATCAGCATGAAATTTTCCAAATTTTCTGAGTTGGTGAATCGTATTTTGTCCAACAACCACAGCCATCGTCGCGATATGGATGTAACAATCGTTGTTCATTCGCCTGGCAGCATTGGTTCAACACCTTCAGTTGAGGTTCAGTCAATTCACGCTGGTTTTGATTGGGATTCCGGGAAAGTGCTTATTTTCCCATCACAGCCACTGACCACGCTAACACCAGAACAGATTACTGATATCACTGATAGTGTGCGCAAAGGTCAGTCTTGGCACGCATATCAGGAATACAAGAAGCATCAAGAGCAGTTGGAAAAATTGTCGATTGAACTGGATGCCGCAAAACAGCGCATTGCAGAGCTGGAGGGTAATCGCACGGCGCTGGCAGTGGAGAATGAGCTGGCTCGTAAGGCAGTTCAGGCATTCTGCGATGTTGTTGGCGACAACACCGAGGTTATCGCTGAGGTGGTTGGGCGAGATGGCGTTCTGGTTATTTTGGAGGCCATGAAGGCAACAGGAAATATGCCAGCCACCGATGCTTTCCTGGCTGAAGTACGGGCGCAGGGGGTAGAGATGTACGCAGATAACCTCGACAACGTAGCAGGAGACGCAGAACGAGGTGGTTTTGATTATGCCGTTAAGTTTCTACGCAGTGAAGCGTCTAGTGTACGTTTGTTCGCCGACCAGCTTCGCAAAGGAGGCGACCAGTGGGTAAATCAAAATGCCAGGTTTATGGCAACAAGATAGAACCGTGTACGACCCTGGCAAAATCCCTTGAGCATGATGCTGAATACACGATGCGAAAAGGTCTGCTGATATACAAAATCTGGAATGAGAGTTTAACTCGCGGTCCTGATTTTGTGATGTTGCGTTCCGGTGAATTTTCTAAATTACCAGTTCGGGTTTCATTTTGTCCGTTCTGTGGTGAAAGTCTGAAAACGTGGGAGAACAGAAATGAATGAAATTAAAGAAATACCAGTAGTACGTGATGAATATGGCTACTGGACGCATCCTGAATATGAAAAATTCTGTGACGGTCGGGAATATATTTCAACGGAAGAGTTTAACGCCTGGATGGAGGAAAATAATCTTCAATACGTCCTCTGCTTCAGAGATGAAGGATGTGCTGACCTTGATGCGTGTGATGCTGATATTTCTGCATGGGAACCGGAACGACCAGAGGGCAATGGATGGTTTATTGGTTCAATACATGACACCGAAGATGGCCCGGTTTGTGTATGGCTGAGAAATAAGGCCGAAGCATAAAGGCTATAAACCGACTAACAACTAAATACTGAAGATTTAAATCAGAAACGATTTTTATTAAATCCTTAACCGGAGGGATTCCTGCACCCTCAGAACATCAGGAGGCCGCCCGAAAGGGCGGTAAGAAATGACTACATTATTCAGAAAAGAATATCCGCAAAAAAGTAGGGCGACAGAATTTTTGTTTCTCATTCTGTTTATCGTATTGATGATACCGATATCCCCTCTAATTTTTGTCTGGGCAATCGGGAAAATAATTGAGCCAGTTACTGAATTGTATAACGACGTGGTATGGGCGTCATTCAACACACTGCACAATAAAATTAATCCGTATAAGGAAAACTGATATGGCAACTTTGACAAAAAAAGAACGGGCATGGTTGAACGAATTACAGGAAGTTCTTGATCGCTGTCCATCACCGAAAAAAATTGGCTTTTACACCATTGGCGATAAAAGCATTTACCTGTATGACCTGCGCCGCATGGATGAAATCATGGAGGCTCTTGATAATCGTTCGTCAATGGATTGGTGTGTTGCTGTCCATGATATGAATGCAGGGTTTGATGAAAAGATTTTGTTCCCCTCATCAGTTGAAAGCACTGCGGGTTAAGGAGTAACACATGACCACTATTACCAAAGAACGTATTGAATTGTTCATTAAAAATCCGCTTGAAAACGGGCTTACCCGTGGTGAACAAATGGAACTGGCACGGATTGCACTGGCATCACTGGAAGCAGAGCCTGTTCTGTATCAGTCCTGCACTCGTCCCACCTGGAATAGCGGTGTTCCGTGGACGGAATGGAAAGAACGAAGTCGTGAGTGCTACGAAGACGATTTGCGCTTTACAGACACGCCTGACCATGCCGGTTGGATATACAAATGTCGAAAACTATATACCACTCCGCCAGCGCCGATAGCGTTAGAGGCCATTGAAAACGCAATTGAATACATCCGCAGTATCGCTTTTCACATCGATGAAGACGATTACCACGGCAAACATATTGCGTATTTCATGCAACAAGCATTGGCCTGGCTGGAAGGGCATTCATGCAGCGACGACAGACTGGGTAAAGCCGAGAATCAACCAGTACGCGGCAACCAGGCTGCCGAATCCAATCGCAGTAATGAGTGGACTGGCAATCCTGATATTGATAACGCCATCATCATGCTCGACCGCATAGATACGCTGGAAAGTTGCGATGATGACCGTATTGAGGCGGTTAAGGCTGTTTTGCGTAGACTGGCTGGCAACTATCCGGATATTCCGGATAGTTCGGTGCCAGCGCCAGGAAAGGGCGTCACCGGTGAACGTATCCGCATTAAGCCGCATGTTTATCGCGAACTGGTTAACCGTCTCCACGATACAGCGATCAAGTGTGCTGGCACCCAGCAATTACGAGAAAGAATTAGCCGTGTTTTGGGCGACGTTATTACACCAGATCATCATAAACAAGCCGAGAAAAGTGGCCTGGAAAGGTGTCACCTTGAGACGGCATTAAACATTAAGCCGGGGCATACGCTTGGCATTATTGATGCACTATTGGTTCATAAGATGGCCAGGGCTTTATTGCCGCTGGTGGCTGAAAAGCATGAGGCGGACCATGCCAACGAAAGCTGAGTTACAGGCGCGCATAGAGATTCTTGAAAAAGAGAATGCGAGTCTAAAAGGAATGCTGGCACGGGCGGAAAGGGAATTATCAGGTAAATTATTGCCAGAAGAACTGCCACCAGCAGATATACCAGATCGAGTGTCCCAGTGGATGAAGTCTTTTGGTTTACCGTGGGAGGCTTTTTGGTGCTACGAGCATCGCAGATGGTGTGATGAACTTGATAGCAGTTTTCCCTACTTTGCGGAAGGGAACACTTGCCCTGAGTGTAGGAGGTAGCGCGATGTTTCGTCCTCGTCCAATACCGCCGAAAATAACTAATGGCTATCAGCCGAATACTCCAGAAATACAAGGGAGCGAGGGGCTTAAACCACCACCAGCACCACGTATTCCGCCTGTAGCAAGGAGCGTATCATTACGACGAGAGTTAATATTAGCCTTGTCGCCCGTTCTGGCTGCCCGCCAGGATTGGGTAAGTAATGATGACCTGGCAGAAAAAATCACATCGCTGGTGGATAAAATTCTGCATAAAGCTGATCTCTGATCACCATGCTAAAATCCCCTCAATTCACAGAGGGGATTTTTGTCTATGTTGTATAGAGTTTTATGGAAAAGCGTTATTGTCGGCGCGATACTGGCTATATCTGGGTGTGCAATGGTGCAATACAACGACGGTGAAAAGGTAAGCATACAGTCAGATGGTTGGTATGGCCTGGATAGCCTGCAAAAAACCGCAGATAAAGCCTGTCAGCAATATGGGAAGTCTAAAGCTGTATATCAGCATAGCGCGAACGCTAATCCCCATCTCGCTCCTGGGTCGGGTGTTCAGAATACCATCTGGAAATGTGAGCTTTAAACGTGAGCAACTGCAATATTGCAGCTAAAAGCCAGGAAGAACGGAATTATGACAAAATTTGGAAAGCTGGAAGCTCATTTGCTAACTCGTAACTACCGCCATGATATACACCCATATAGACAGTGGATCGATGAAAGTGAAGGAGTAGTTACATTCCCTCTATACAGGTTTGATGGGATGTTGGCTGGGTATCAGACATATAGACCAGGTGCTCCTAAGCAGCATAGCAATCCGAAGATGGCCCGGTATTTCACGCGATCACATGGCAGACAGTTACTTTGGGGAACCTATCTTCCTTTAAAAGATGGCCCAATATGGATCACTGAGTCTATTTTTAAGAGCGCAGCTGTACACAACGCGGGCGGCAATTCGTGGGCGCTGTTAGGTTCGACTTTCTCCGCAGGATTACGCCGTCAACTTGCGATGCTGCCGTATGACTTTCGTGTAATAGGTGACAATGATGCGGCTGGTGAATTACTTGTGAAGTCTTTCGGAAAAGGTTTTGTGGCCCCGGATCTTGACGAGCTACAACCACATGAAGTGTCTCATTTGATTTTTAGCCATAGCCAATAAGCCTCCCTCCTCCATCAAGGCCACAATTTGTGACCTTAAACAATTTGTTTTCTGCTTTTTCTTATTTGAGGAAATAACGTTGTTGACAGCTAATAGGCTCGTTGTTGTTATACATGCCTGTATAGATTATGACCGTAAATTATTAGCGGATTTTAAGCCATATTCACCGTTGTAGAAATTACTCATGTTCCATTCATTAGGAAGTTCTTTTCTGTCCAATGTATAGTGGCGCACGATATAACGATCTTCATCTTCTTCGATGGACAGGCGGACATAGCCAATGTGAATCACCGATACGGGCGGTGTTCGTATTGCATAGATGTCGCGGAGATATACCGGCAGCTCGACAAATGCATCAGGTGCATCTGTGATGCTCGTTTTTTCACAGTATTCATATAACGCATCGTTGATATCGTTAAGAGATTCATGATCGTATATTTCCAGGTAATTACCGCGATCGCGATGGTACTCGATTTTAGCCATTCAAAATCCCCTGTTATCGTTTTGCATTTCTCTAATCCGGTTCAGAACTACTTCGTGCTGGACTTGGATAGCGGCTTTTTCGTTTTCAAGCCGGGCAATAGACATCTCTAATTCTTTGCTGTACCAGGCGAGCTGGGCCAGGTTCATCCGGTTGTGGTCGAGAGTTGGAGACACTTCGACGCGATCCCTTTCTTCCTGCTTTAATGAGAAGAGATTCATCTCATCCCTTGAGGAAAATTCAGCAACAATTTCTTGTTGATGATCCGGTCGCTGCGGCATCCTCGCCAGTATAAATGGCGGTTCTTTTGAAAACATGAATGTCGGTTCAGACCGTGTTTTTACCCAGCTTGCCTGCTGTCTTTCGGCAAGTTCACAGGCTTCATCATAGTTATCTGCCAAACAAAGCACGGATGGACGGTCCCACGCCCCACCATTCAGACAATAAACTACAATTTTCCCGTCAGGTTGTGTAACCCCATATGGATGGTCCCACCAGGCGTCCAGCTGAGCTTTAGAGCGTTTCTCGTTAGGAGTGCAGTCAAAATTTTTGGGCAATACAGGATCGAGAGGAATGCGATTAGGCATAGCTAATTCCTTATTAACTGATTGGCAACGAGGTTACGCTGATCCCGCGGTGATGAATAGTAGCAAAGCGCACAAAAATCATCAGCGGTGGTTGATGTACATAACGCGTTTGCACCAAAGGTGCTTCTTTAATGTATACTGTACGGATAAACAGTATTTTTGAGGTAAAACGCTATGGGTTTCCCTTCTCCTGCGGCGGATTATGTTGAAAGCCGAATTTCTCTTGATCAGCAGATAATTAGACATCCATCAGCAACCTACTTCATGCGGGCAGCTGATAGCCATCACCGTGAGGGAATATTGCAGGGTGCTTTGCTGGTGGTTGATTCTTCGCTTACTCCAGTTGATGGTTCGCTGCTTGTGTGCGCTATGGAGGGTGAATATCGCATAAAGAGATACAGGAAGTATCCGCGCCAGCACCTGGAGGATTTAAGCACCGGGAAGAAAGAGGCGTTACCAGTAGATGACGATGGTTACACGGGTAGTAATGCTGTTTTTGGTGTGATCACTCATGTCATCAATGATGCCCGGAGTGGGGAGTTTGATGATTGTCCGGTCATTTAAGCTGCAAAGTGCTGGTGCTTTATGCCTGTGAAGTTTATAATTGTGTACACATAACGAGTACACGAGGTGTTTATGCAATCCATTAACTTCCGTACCGCGCGCGGCAACCTTTCTGAAGTGCTCAACAATGTTGAAGCCGGGGAAGAGGTTGAAATCACCCGCAGAGGCCGTGAGCCAGCAGTAATTGTCAGCAAGGCTACTTTCGAAGCCTACAAAAAAGCGGCGCTGGATGCTGAATTTGCATCCCTGTTTGACACCCTGGACTCCACCAACAAGGAACTGGTTAACCGATAATGAGGCATATATCACCGGAAGAACTTATTGCGCTTCATGATGCGAATATAAGCCGCTACGGCGGCCTGCCGGGAATGTCTGATCCGGGTAGGGCAGAGGCCATTATCGGGAGAGTTCAGGCCAGAGTTGCCTACGAAGAGATCACCGACCTTTTCGAAGTCTCCGCCACCTACCTGGTAGCTACAGCGAGAGGGCATATATTCAATGATGCCAATAAGCGTACCGCGCTAAACAGTGCGCTGCTATTTCTACGCCGTAACGGGGTGCAGGTATTTGATTCACCTGAACTGGCAGACCTTACCGTAGGCGGTGCGACTGGCGAGATATCTGTATCTTCTGTCGCCGACACGTTACGTAGATTGTATGGTTCTGCGGAGTAGATTAATGGCACGTAAATACAACAAATTGTCCCGTGAAGCGTTAAAGATGCTTCTTGATGGTGTGAGCCGCAGCGAGGTAAAGCAATACCTGGTTGGTAAGCAAATTGGTGCCAGGACCGCTATTGCTGTGTTATGCCGTCAGGAAATGGTTGTGCTTAAACAGAGAATGCTGGGCAGCAGATAAAGCCCAATCAGTGATGAAAGGTGTGATGTGAAAGCCGTAATTACTCCCTTTGTACAAAAAGAGCTTGGCGTCGCCACATTCAAAGTGGATCAGGAAGTCAGAAAGCTGGTGGAGGCTGGCCGTAAATTTATTATGGAGCCGGTGCCGCGTGAGTTAATCGAGCACATGGACGACGGCCTCGTTGTTTCCGAGCAAACTATGGCAACAAATGAGGCGTTGCAGCCGTTTTTTAACAGCGATGAACTGTTTCGCCGTATTGGTGGAATTGACGCGCTGGTGGCGTGGTTGCGCAGGAAAGAGGGGCAATGCCAGGCCGCAGATCGTAGCTGGTGTGACAACCATATTGTCCACGCAGAACGAGACAATAGCGCGGTGTTGTTGTGCTGGCATCACGATAACCATTACCGGATGCGTGGTTTTAATGAGTTGAAAGAAACGCTGCATAATAATCGCGTTAACTGGATACTGGATGTCGCCCGTCAGGAAATGGGGCTTTCAGATGGCCATGATTTAAGTATTCAGGAACTGTGCTGGTGGGCTTTCATGCGCAACATGATGCACCTGATGCCGGAAGAAGTTTGCCGTATATCAATAAATAAGATGAAAGCCGCAACGCAGGATAGCGGACCTCTGAAAGAGGCGGATATTCGCCCGTATGACGATCGCGCTACAGCATATGTTCAGATGATGGAAGAACGCGCCGCGCCGATGCGTGCAAAAGTATGCCCTGTGGATGTTGACTCCGACCCAAGTATGGCGCATTTCAAGATACCAAAACTTCAATCGCTAAAATTGCCCGAGTACATGGACTTTGTGGCTTCCCGTCCATGCTGTGGCTGTGGAGCTGCGGGAGCTGGCGCTCACATTACGCCTTATATCGTTCGTCATAGTCGATTATGCGCGCATGACATTTATGCTATTCCTCTGTGCCAGTCATGCCAGCGTGATATTGAGCGTGACCGCGATAATTGGGAGAAGACGCACGGTAGGCTGGCGATGCATCAACGATTGTTCTTTGATTACGCGCTTGGAGTCGGCGCTATCACAAGTCATTCGTCGAGTGTTAGATAAAATTGCTCTAATGTATTGCTATTTCTTTAATCGAGGGTATTATATTCGACGTTGATTAGTTGACATGGGCTAATCAGTAGGTGACAGGATGTTACTTAACTGGCAGGGACGCCACTTCATGGAAATAAATCACTCACGAATAACATCGTACGAGATTGCGGATTACATGATCCGTACTAAATCTCTTCTATCAGCGAAAGAACTCGCAGCAATTCTTGAAAAGGAATACCCGCATCTGGATGTCGATAAGCGCGATGTTTATCTGCGCTTAAAGGCTATCGCTGTGTCTAAGTATTCGTCTGTTTTGATTGATGACAGTACACGCCCACGTAGATTTCAGATCCACTCTCTGAATCCTGAATTCTTTCGCCGCAGCCGCGCTCCGCGCCGGTTTGATGAAAAACTCCAGAACGAACTCTATATGACGCAGGACGAAAAGGAACGCCGGGAGCACCAGCCTTGGGTGATGGCGCGTCAACTTTTCAATAAGGTGGTCCGTCAGCACCGTCATTACGGTAATGCCACATCCGCACGTATCTGATTGATTGCTTGCCCGTTCCGGGCCTTTTGACATGTGACTTTCGTTACCCTCGCGTCAAAAAGAGTTTTATACGAAAGGAAGCATAAGTGACCTGGGACGATCACAAGAAGAATTTTGCTCGCCTGGCGCGAGATGGTGGTTACACCATCGCACAATATGCCGCCGAGTTTAATCTCAACCCAAACACCGCACGTCGTTATCTCCGTGCATTCAAAGAAGACACCGGAACAGCGGACAGCCGTAAGCCAAATAAGCCTGTCAGAAAACCACTAAAAAGCATGATCATTGATCACGCTAATGATCAACGTGCAGGTGATCACGTTGTGGCTGAAATGGCTGAAAAACAAAGAGTTAATGCTGTTGTCAGTGCCGCAGTCGAGAACGCGAAGCGCCAGAATAAGCGCATAAATGATCGTTCTGATGATCATGACGTGATCACCCGCGCCCACCGGACCTTACGTGATCGCCTGGAACGCGACACCCTGGATGATGATGGTGAACGCTTTGAATTCGAAGCTGGCGATTACCTGATAGATAACGTTGAAGCGCGGAAGGCCGCGCGCGCTATGTTGCGTCGGTCCGGGGCTGATGTTCTGGAAACCACTCTTCTGGAAAAGTCTCTCTCTCATCTCCTTATGCTGGAGAACGCCAGGGATACGTGTATTCGCCTGGTGCAGGAAATGCGCGATCAGCAAAAAGACGATGATGAAGGTACTCCGCCTGAATACCGTATCGCGAGCATGCTAAACAGCTGTTCCGCGCAGATAAGCAGCCTGATCAACACCATTTACAGCATCCGGAATAACTATCGAAAAGAAAGCCGGGAGGCGGAAAAGCACGCTTTGTCTATGGGGCAAGCTGGCATTGTTAAGCTGGCATACGAACGAAAGCGTGAAAATAACTGGTCAGTGCTGGAAGCAGCTGAATTCATCGAGGCGCATGGCGGGAAAGTGCCGCCCCTGATGCTGGAGCAAATCAAAGCCGATCTGCGTGCTCCTAAGACCAATACCGATGATGAGGAAAGGCAAACAGCCGTCGGTGGCCCTTCTCTTGAAGATCTGGACAAAGTTGCGCGAGAACGGGCCGCCAACCGCCGCGCGGATGCCGCATTGTGGATTGAGCAGCGTAGGGAAGAAATCGCCGATATCGTTGATACAGGCGGTTATGGAGATGTTGATACTGAAGGTGTATCAAACGACCCATGGCTGGAACAAGACCTGGACGAAGACGAGGAGGAAGACGAAGAAGTTACCCGCAAGCTATACGGGGATGATGATTAATGGCCAGAAGTTGCGTAACGGATCCACGTTGGCGCGAGCTGGTGGCGCTATATCGTTATGACTGGATTGCGGCCGCTGATGTTTTGTTCGGCAAAACACCTACCTGGCAGCAGGATCTGATTATTGAGTCTGTGCAGGAACAGGGTAGCAAGACATCTGTTTCGTCTGGTCACGGTACCGGGAAATCAGACATGACTTCTATCATGATCATGTTGTTCATAATCATGTATCCCGGTGCCCGCGCTATTATCGTTGCGAACAAAATTCAGCAGGTAATGACCGGTATATTCAAGTACATCAAGATAAACTGGGCTACTGCCACCAGCCGTTTCCCATGGCTTGCTGATTATTTTGTTCTGACAGAAACCGCTTTCTATGAGGTTACTGGTAAAGGTGTATGGACTGTAGTACCGAAGGGCTTTCGTCTGGGAAGTGAAGAAGCTCTCGCCGGTGAACACGCAGATCATCTTCTGTATATTATCGATGAAGCCTCCGGTGTCAGTGATAGAGCTTTCGGTATCATCACCGGTGCTCTTACCGGACAGGATAACCGCATCTTATTACTGTCACAGCCTACACGCCCAAGCGGCTATTTCTACGATACACACCATAAACTGGCCAAGCGTCCTGGTAACCCTGATGGCGTTTATACGGCGATCACGCTTAACAGTGAGGAATCACCGCTGGTAACGCCAGCATTTATCAAAATGAAGCTGGCGGAGTACGGCGGGCGTGATAACCCTATGTACATGATTAAGGTACGCGGCCTATTCCCTAAATCACAGGATGGCTTCCTTCTTGGACGTGATGAGGTTGAACGTGCAACGCGGCGGAAAGTCAAGATTGCAAAAGGATGGGGCTGGCTTGCATGTGTGGACGTTGCTGGTGGTACGGGACGGGATAAGTCCGTTATCAATATCATGATGGTGTCCGGCCAGCGAAATAAACGCCGTGTAATCAACTATCGAATGCTGGAATACACAGACGTTACAGAAACGCAGCTTGCCGCCAAAATTTTCGCAGAATGTAATCCTGAGCGATTCCCAAATATCACCATAGCGATAGACGGCGATGGCCTGGGTAAAGCAACGGCGGATCTGATGTACGAGTATTATGGTATTACCGTACAGCGTATACGCTGGGGTAAAAAGATGCATAGCCGTGAAGATAAGAGCCTGTACTTTGATAAACGTGCTTATGCCAACGTTCAAGCCGCAGAGGCCGTAAAATCTGGTCGTATGAGACTGGATAAGGGTAATGAAACTATTGAGGAAGCGTCGAAAATCCCTGTAGGGATTAACTCCGCAGGTCAATGGAAGGTGATGAGTAAGGAGGATATGAAGAAAAAACTCAACCTGCACTCACCAGACCATTGGGATACATATTGTTTCGCTATGCTGGCGGATTATGTTCCCCAGGATGAAGTGCTTAGCGTCGAAGACGAAGCGCAGGTTGATGAAGCTCTGGCATGGCTTAATGAATAACTCATTGACCATGCCGGATAGAAACTATTGCGCGCTTTCGGGGTTGTCGTTTACCGGCTGCCCCTTCTTAGTTTTACGGCTGCGCGTAACTGATGCGGCTGATTTGACCTTTTTCTCTTCGCGAGTGATGGCAATTTGTTTTTTTACATTTTCAATATCTGCCAGGCGATATATTTTTGCCTGCGGCCAGCGGTCGCAGATGATCGGTTCTATGGAGTCATAAAGGCTAAATTTTGCTTTCTCGAATTCACCGTTGATGATGATTCCATCACGGAGAGTTTCATCGCAGATAAACACACCACACAGCGGCACATGGTAACTAACTGATTTACCATCATTGTAGTTAGGGCTACTGGAAATGTAATGGACGCGTAGCATTGTTTCGCTAAAGCCGTGTACACGCATACGGAATTTTTCATCCTCCGGGTACTGCTTCATTAGCTCTTTTGTTGCTTCCAGGTTCTCTATGTATTTCGCACTGTGCTCATTGATCCCCGCGCTTTTCTGGATGCGAATGTCCTTATCAATCAGATGAATAATGCGGCCAGCGGTCATGTTGACGCTGTTCACAGCTTCTGTCTGATAAGTCGTAACCTTACGCACACCGCGAAGGATGTTAGGCACTGGATATAAAATAGTCTTTGGGATATTGAGGTCTGGGTACTGTTCCAGTTCCCGCGCCATTAAAGTCCATTTATCAATTTCAGCCTGAATGCTGTCCGTTTCTTTGAACGGCAGAACGACAACCGGGCGAACAGGACGACCGTCGCTGGCGGCATCAACGTGTTGGGCGCGTGCAACAGCTTTTTTTAGAAAGAGATCCCTGAAGCTGACGAACTCCTGGTACAGTTGTTCGCCGTAGACATAATTTATCATTGATCCTCCTCCAGAATTGACATGGCCAACAACTCACAGCGGATTACACTGGGAGTTGTTGGCCACCATTATAGAAGGATCCAACGAAAATAATAGATTTATTAGTGCATTTATTGTGAGTCTGGCTGGTTAGTGGCCATGAGATATTCGATTGTGTCAGTGAGATCATCCAGGTCGTCTTGGGTGATGCGGTACTCCTGATTGGATATCTTTGAGTAGTGTTCAGCAATGGCGCGGGCAGCGTCGGTTTCGGCGGGGTCTACAGATAAAGCGTTAGAGCAATGTCTAACGTCGTCGATGGTTGGTGGAATGAAAGCCATAATTATGCCTCACTGTATTGACAACACAGAGCCTGAAGCTCTGACCTACTGTTTCACCCATGATCCATGCTGGGGTAATCTAACAACATTGCGCTGTGTGTAAGATGAGCAATGCATAGCTGTAATGCCGTTGTATAAGGTTTCCCTGTTTGCTCATTTCCTTCTGAGCCGCTCTACAACGCTGAAGACACATTAAATAGTGAATCCAAAGTCGTATTACGAAACGGCGGCAAAACTATAATTTATTAGAGCAATTGTCAGACAACTATGAAAAACAATCCAGTTTTTGGCTGGTGGAGTGGGATTTTTCTCTCAAAATTTATTGCTCTAATAATTCTTGATTTTTATGCGCAGCTGGACGTAAACTCCTCTTCGGACCTAATAACTTCGTATAGCATACATTATACGAAGTAAACTTAAGGGTTATTGAACATGATCAATTTACCTGTAAATCCATACAGTTCAATACCTTATCAGGTCAAATAGTGATCACTTGATCATTTGATCAAGGTTGCGCTACGTAAAATCTGCGAAATGTTGGCAGTGTTAGTGCTCCAGATTTCGCGTAGCGCACTTAGCACCACCAATCAATCAGAGGTGAAAAATGGGATATTCAGCTGCTAAAGTGTCCACTCATCTTGAGCTTGAGAAAAACCGTGGTTACTGGCGGGCAAAAGGGTTTGAGCGTGATAGTTACCAACTGTCATTATCTCGCGGTGAAGAAAAAATAGAACGCACGCGCGGTCGCTGGCGTTTCTATGACGAGAACCATAAACAGGTAAAGGCAGAGCCGATCCTGTACACTTTACTTAAAACCATTATCTGAGTGTTAAATGTCCAATTTACTGACCGTACACCAAAATTTACCTGCATTACCGGTCGATGCAACGAGTGATGAGGTTCGCAAGAACCTGATGGACATGTTCAGGGATCGCCAGGCGTTTTCTGAGCATACCTGGAAAATGCTTCTGTCCGTTTGCCGGTCGTGGGCGGCATGGTGCAAGTTGAATAACCGGAAATGGTTTCCCGCAGAAACTGAAGATGTTCGCGATTATCTTCTATATCTTCAGGCGCGCGGTCTGTTTG